AGATCCGTTGGACCTCGATGAAGTGATGGCTGATGATGAAGATGCTGAAATTCTCCAACGTACCGGCAATCTTTTGCCTGATGATGAGGAGGAAGTGTTAGAAGTTTTCTTACCCCTCCGTAACTCCAGTGAGGCTACGCCAGCTGCGGGTGGTAATCTCGTTGCACCTTCTGGTGCTTCACCTAACTCTTCCCAACTTATTGTGTCGGGAAACCTCACTCTCCCCTCTTCTGGGGCTTCTGAATCTCCTGCGCGCAATGCGCAGTTCTCTCTACCCTCTGAGAGGGTCATCACTTCTAGTGATCGGGATCAACTCGATGCTAAACACGTCTCTGTACCTACCGAGGCCAAAACATGCCAACACGGTCGGGATCAGCTCACTTGCCCCACCTGCCACGGTGAGGCTAAAACTCCCGCTGGTAATTCTGGCGAATCCAAACTCCAGCCTTTTGTTAACTCAGGGGTTGTCCGTTGCCTACATGGCTTCGTCAAAGACAAGTGTGAATGCTGCAATAACCCTGATGGCGTGTTTCAGGGCGTCGAGATAACCACTCGATTTTTGGTGTGGCTGATTGACTTGATGAACAAGCGTCGCGTGAGTATACCTAAAACTGATCAGTTCGACAATGTTGCTAACAACTTGACCAAGAATGCTCTCATGTCTTCGTGTACCACTACTTCCTGTCACCCGGATCATTGCGACGAGATAATTAATATCAGCCGCCTTCTGATCAAATGTCTTGACACGAGCCGGTTCGAGTCTTCTGGCGAGTTCAGCGCATGGTTTGCAGATGCCAAGTCCTTCCGCTACCGCGTTAAGAATAGCACCCCTGACGGTGCTCGCATTGTTCAGGCTTTGTCTGATATGGCCCCCATAATGTTTGCTGCTACCATAATAACTGATTGGCAGAAAATCAGCTTGGCATATCGGGGTTATAATGAGTGGCGCGCCCGGCTTAGTGATGGCAAAGCTGTCCTTAATTGGGCCACCCGTGCTGCGGTTTCTGAGAGCAATCTGACTGTGCCCGACGTCGATTTAACTCGTGCGCAATATCGATTGTCTGCTATTGGTTTCAATGTCCATAGCAAGATCGGTGTGGTCAGCAAGGTGTTTTTGGCGCTACCCCGCAGTGACCCATTGTGGCAAAACTTTCGTAGCTACGATGGTGGGATGTTCGAGAACGTCACGAACAGCATTTATGCTTCCATGAGTGCTGAACCGGTGTTAATGGTTATCGGCAAGTCAATGTTCATCTTCGTGTGTAGCATTATAGC